GGCGTGATAAAAACTTATATAACCTTACCGTCGAAATACCGCGCGACGTCGCCGAGCGTGTATTTGCGCCCGCCGCGTTACGCAAATTAGGATATTTGAGCAAATCGGACTTTGTCCGTCAAGCGGTGGCGGCTCTCGACGCGAAATTATCCACAATAGAAAGCAAAGAAAAAACCGCCGACGCGGGAACGTCGGACGGCGAATAACAACCGTTGCGAAATTGCAACAATATTTAGACAAAGGATCGGGCGGCGAAATTGGCACTTCCGACCGCCCGCAAGGTTTGACAAAATCTCGTCAACCAAACCGATATTATTATACCATATCGGAGGTATTATGTCAACACTTTGCACGGCTTGTACGGTGCTGTTAGCGTCCTCGTAATGAAGTATTATCTTATCGACGAGAAAATACTCGGTAATTAAGTTTTGTGTTTTATTCCCTTTCGCCTTGACCGTAAAAAACCACGGCGGCAAGCAAAGTCAAGCGCGGCGAATTTTCGCAAGAAAATTTTTTGCGCAAGCAAAACGATTGACTTTATAGGCTTGACGTTGTGGTACGGTCAAAGGCAAGCGAAAGGGATAAACGCAAAACGTATTACGAGGAACACCCGAAAGCACCGCCCCGTATTTTTCAAAGAGAACAACGAACAAAGCGAATTTCCGCCCCGTGTTGTATTCCTTTGAGCCTTGCGGGGTTGCAAGGGGCAAGACCCCTTGCGTCCTTTGTCTTTTTCTTTACGATTATAACGGAGGCACTATGGCAAGGCACTACACTCTACCGCCCACCGAATACGACTACGACGAAATATTTAATCAACAAGAAGAAAACGAGGCACAACTACAATTACTCAACGACCCGCATATCGTCAAATATCGGACAAAGACAATCAAAAGCGGCAATTTCCTTGAAGTCGAGGTTTATCCGATTTGGGATACCCGCTCGGCAACGGCACGGGCGCGTCGAACGAAAGAAAGCCGCGAGGCGCAAAAACGACTCAATCACAAGAACGCAACGAAAAACGTTATACGCCTTATAAACGCAAACTTTACCGACTCGGATTTTTGGGGAACGTTTACATACGAAAGCCGCAAACTTCCGAAATCGCTACCCGACGCGCAAAAAGAAATGTCAAAGTTTATTCGACGCTTAAAGTATTACGCCGAAAAACACGACTTCCCGCCGCTAAAATACATTTACGTTACGGAATTTGAAAACGACGAAGAAAAAGGCAAACACCGCGTACACCACCACGTCGTAACAAACTTCCCCGATCGCGACGTAATGGAGGATTTGTGGCGAAACGGCGGTCGAAACAATACGCGTCGTCTTGTGGCGGACGATAGCGGGTACGAAGGTTTGGCACGGTACATAATGAAAGACCCGAAAGGCGCAAAACGGTATGTTGCGTCAAAGAACTTGAAAAAACCGCAAATCACGGTTGCCGATTGCAAATTCACTCGCCGCAAGGTCAATCGCCTTTATCGAGAAACAGCAAACCGTAAAGCCGTCTTTGAAAACCTTTACAAGGGCTATCAAATGACGCAATTTTACGGCAAAACGAGCGAGTATGTTTCGGGCGCGTATTTGTACGTCAAAATGAAAAAACGAAATTGAAACGGAGGTACAACGTGAAATATATCGGCAGTAAAGCGAAATTTGCCGACGAAATCGTCGCAATATTGCAAGGCTACATATCCGAATACAAAATCAAACAATACGTCGAGCCGTTCGCGGGCGGTTTTAACGTTATTGACAAAGTGCAATGCGAATACCGACTCGGCAACGATATTGACCCGCTCGTTTGCGATTTAATCGAAACTTGCCGTGATAATCCCGCGTTGCTTGACTCGTTGCATACGCCGACCCGCGAGGAATATTACGACGTACGCGACAACAAGGGAAATTATGCGGCGTGGTATCGTGCGGCGGTGCTTTTATTCGCCTCGTATAATTCCCGTGTTTACGGCGGTTGTTACGGCGCGACGGCGCAAACAAAAGACGGCAAAACGCGTAACTATTTCGAGGAAAGCAAACAAAACTTTCAACGTCAATTACCCGCGCTCCGAAATATCCTTGTCGGTAATGCCGATTATCGCGATTTACGTTTCCCTACGCGGGAGCGGGTTTTGATTTATTGCGACCCGCCGTATTCAACAGGCGTCGGCTATGGCGGCGAAAAATTCGACACGGCGGAGTTTTGGGATTGGTGCAGACTTCAGACAGCCGCGGGGCATATTGTGATTATCAGCGAATACACCGCTCCCGACGATTTCGTTTGTATTTGGGAACACAAAACAAAAACACACTTAAACAACCGCGCAAAAATTGACCGCACCGAAAAATTATTCATACAAGGAGGCTTGGAATGCCGAAAATACACGATTTGAAAATCTTACCCACCTATTTTGACGACGTCGCGAAAGGTCGAAAGACGTTTGAACTCCGTTTTGACGACCGCGGTTATTTTGAGGGCGATTTGCTATTGCTCCGCGAATGGGAAAACGGCACATATACGGGGCGTCGCGTGGTGGTTAAAGTAACGTACATTTTGAAAGGCTTTGACGGCTTAAAAGACGGTTGGGTTATTTTAAGTATCAAACGAGTTAAAGGAGGCTTGAAATGAAAAAGATAATTTCCGCGATATACGTTATCGGTTGCTTATTATGCACCGTTTGCACTCCACTTTCGGCGATTTTTATTATTTGCAAATTATGCTCGGCGACGTCGCTTTCGTGGATTGCTTGTTGTATTCCGCTTTTAATCGCGTTAGCGGTTTTACCCTTGCTTATAATTACAAAAGCGATTATCAACGCGAGCGAAAAATAGGAGGAAAAAATGCCGAAACAAAACAAAAATAACGACATTTCGGGAGCGGTTACGGTAAAGCCGAAAAAATCGCCCCCGAAAAAGACAAAGAAAACCACTACAAAAACGCCCGAAAAGAAGAAACGCGGCGCGCCGTCGCAATACGCAAATAAGGTAAAACCTTATTTAGCCGATATTGAGCGTTATGTACGGTGCGGCGTAACCGAGGGCGATATTTGCGAATATTACGGCGTCGGCAAAACACAATGGGCGCAATATAAGCGCGATAATCCCGAATTAACCGAAACACTATTACGCGCGAAGGAACAATGCAAAGAAGATTTGCTCGACAATGCGTATCGCGTCGCTATGGGCTACGAATACACCGAAGAAACAACGGAAGAAATAAAAAACCTTGACGGTACGGTTATCGGACACAAAACACGCCGATATAAACGCTATGCAAAGCCCGACGCGGGAATGTTGCAATTTTTGTTGATAAACCGCTACTCGTCGGAATTTGCCCGCGATCCGCAAGCAATCGAATTACGCAAAAAGGCGTTGGAACTTGCGGAACAAGGTAAAATGCCGCCCGACGGTTGGGAGGGTGTATAAAATGCCGCTCGACCCTATACACGCGTTTTATTGCCGTAAAGACTACTTGTCGCTCGCGCAGTCTTGCAAGGTTAAAAGCGGCGGTATTTGCGCCCGTTGCGGCGGCGTATTCGATTTGAACGAACTACGACCGCACCATAAAATCGAATTGACGCTCGACAATATCGACGATACAAATATCACGCTTAACCCCGATAATATCGAAGTGCTTTGCCACGCTTGCCACAACGCAGTACACTCGCGTTTCGGTAATGCTATCGGCGCAAAGCGCGTTTACCTTGTGTACGGATCGCCGTATGCGGGCAAGACAACTTACGTTGCGTTGGTTGCAACGCGTAACGATATTGTCGTTGACCTTGAACGCATACACGCCGCGATATGTGTATGCGGACAATACGACAAACCCGACGCAACAAAACGCATTGCGTTTAATATCCGCGATTACCTACTCGACGAAATACGGACGGCGACACCGCGCCGCAAATGGCAAGACGCTTACATTATCGGCAGTTATCCCGACCGTATCGACCGCGATAATTTCGTCCGCGAATACAACGCCGAACTCGTACACATAGACACGCCGCAAGACGCTTGCGTTAAGCGTGCGTACGAAGATATAAAGCGGGTAGCGGCACGCGACGCCGTCGTCGGTTGGATTGCCGATTATTGGCGACGTTACAACGAATAGAAAATATTTTTTGATCCCCCCTATGCCCTCGCGATTTCGGAAACGCTAAAAGACTCCCAGCCGCGGGCATTTAGCACACACACCGAGTTTTTGACTTTTTCTCGAAAAAGTTTTGAAAAGATAAACGGAGGACGCAATGAAAAGCGACCAAAACAAAAAAGAAACAATCGCAAATGCGGAATATGACCGACTCGTCAAACTTTTTACCGACGCGGGCGTCGATAAAATCAAAGTCGAAATCTATTCCGAACTTATCCGCAAGGTGGCGGAGGTTTTTGCTTGCCTTGAAGTGATAAAAGATTTGCCGTCGATTTTGTACGACAAAAACAATCCCACCGTACAACGCGAAACGGCGGCGGGAAAAATGCGAGTCAAGTATATGGCGCAATATACTTCGGCAATGCAAAAGTTAAACAAAGATTTGCTCGGCGGGCTAAATGGCGACGACGGCGACGACTTATCCGATTACGAATAATCTTTCGGCGGCGGACAATTTCGCCGAGTGGACGCTTGCAAACCCC